TTTAGTGTTAACGGGTTCCCCTATTTGCCAGAATGGTGTCTATTATTGTCAAATGGACCCGAATACCAAGTTGGATGATTATTATCGATGGGATGAAATTCCGCTAAACAGCGCTGATACATTTTGTTGGAAAACGATTTATATCATGGGAGAGGGATCAAAGTGGTTGCCGGTCCCTAACGAGGAGACCCTCGGACCTCTTATGGTTCGTGATGTCATTCCGATTCTTGCGTCCATCTAAACCCTCGCCGCGATAGATAAAGTAGATATGGATGGTGGTAAAGCAGATCGGCATCTTACGCTTAAAAAAAGTGCGGACACGGATCCACCGCAATCGTTGAGTTCGTTATTGGAAGACAGTGCACGGGAGGCTTATGCACGTCCGTGGCATCGAATTGAGCGTGGTCTACGTTTGAATCGCCTACGTTTGTTCATTGAAGACGTTGCCAAGCAGTATGACATGACAAAGGAAGAGAAAGAGGGATTTTTCGTGTTTCTTCAGAAATCTCTAGATAAGAAGTTGTTGAATACGATTAAAGTGGTTCAGTATGATCCTGAAACACAGCGTATTCAGACCATCAAGGGGCTAGAGATGAAACGTAGTGCAGAGGGTGTATTGAAATGGGGATTTAGTGTAAAGAAGGTGAAACCAGATGGAACACGAAAGAAGAAGAAGGATGATGCTCCGTCGGTTTCCACGATCGAAACCGCAAAAATTGAGGAATGAAATGAGGTATGAAATAGATACGAATGAAATTCAAAGAGAAGCTACGTGATGTCATAACACTCTGGATGAATTGGTTGCCTGATCCAGAAGATGAAGTACAATTGGAACAATGGATGATTGCGGCGGAAACGATTGCGGATTCGGTTGACTGGTCGGATCAAGAAGATCGATACATTGATCTTATACTAGATAAGTATGAAGATCAATGGAAAAAGGCGATTATGTATCATAGAAATCAAGGTTCATCGAATCGACCCACGAGAGAAACACTTGATGCGTTGCTAAACCAGAAACAGACGGAACAGCGAACGCAAGAGTGGTATGATCAAATGGCAACGATTCTATCCGCGAGTGAACTGGGAAATCTGTTTGCATCGGCACGTCAGCGTGCCATCATGGTGGTAGCCAAAACCAAACCCCCACCGGTTCGATATCAACAACTTGCGGTTCCCTCGAACCACATGAATCCATTTGATTGGGGAATTCGATTTGAGCCGGTGGTGAAACAGATTTATGAGCATAAATATGGGGCGATCGTGAAAGAGTTGGGGCGTCTGCGTCATCCCACCGATCCTCGATGCATGGCCTCGCCCGATGGTCTTGTCTATCAGTCGGTCTATCCGCAGCGTGTCGGGCGTCTGGTAGAGATCAAGTGCCCTGTGACGAGAGAAATCGACGGAACGGTTCCCAAAGATTATTATGCACAAATGCAAATGCAATTACAGGTATCGGGACTACATGAATGTGATTATATCGAGGCAGTATTCTCGTCTCCCTACAATCAAATGAAACTCAAACAAGGCCCGTGCTTGTACGATGGTGTTATTGCATTGGTTCAGAAAGTAGATCACGAATTCTACTACATTTATGGGCCTCTGAATGCATTGGATTGGGATCCGCCCATAAAAGAGGGAGAAGAGGTCGTGGAGATCATTCCATGGAGATTGTATCAATGGGATGAGCAGGTTGTTATGCGAAACGACGAATGGTGGAAAGGACTTCAGCCGATGATCGATGCATTCTGGGAGGATGTAGAAAAGGCAAAACGGAATGAGTTTGTGGTTCCTGATTCGACGCGGGCTCCTCGTGCAAAGAAGCAGGATTCATGTATGATTCAATTCCATAAGCTGGATGAAGATGGAAATCACTTCTCCTGATAAAAATTCAGGGTTAGATCCTGGTTCCATCCTGTGCAACTATCAGGGTAATTCCGTTTATAATTGTTGGTCATCTGACGGAAGTTGCCTGTTTTTTCCATGGTTCTTTCAAAATCGGTCTTATAACAGGATTGACTGGAAATCGATTTCTTATCACGAGAAGGTGCCATGATATCGTTTAAAAGGTTGTAAGGTTGACGGTTATCGATATTCGCTGGGCTGGGTCCGTTGGGAGGATAGGAAAGAACGGCGGTGTCGGGCTCCTTTACATCCGCTAACGGAGAAGGCTGGCTTTCAAATCCCTCCTGTTTCTTATAAAATGAATACGCCACGATGATAAGGGCCAAAAATAAGCCGACGATCTTTAGATTACAAAGGCTAACTAGTTTCATGACTCTACTACTTGCGTTTTTGTTAAAAATTTGATCCGATTTGAGGTCCGTTAAAATGGTATACCGCGGATCAAATCATCATTCCGGAAACATGTCCATGATTAGTATGAACGTTGTCAAGCGCAATGGCGGATTGGAGCCTGTCTCATTTGACAAGGTTCTCACCCGTATCCAGACGGCGGCACAGGGCCTGGAAGTGAATCCGACGCTGATTGCTCAGCGTACGCTTCTTCGCATTTACGATGGGGTGAAGACCTCGGAACTGGATGAACTCGCTGCCCAGCTCTCGATTTCGCTCATGACCACGAATCTCGATTATGGAACCCTGGCCGCCCGGATTGCCATTTCCAATCATCATAAAAATACATCGGACAAGTTCACAGACGTCGTGTTCGAACTCGCCCAGCAACCCGTAGAAAAAACCGGCGAGATCGTGAGCAATGTCTCACAGGAACTCGTAGAACTCTGTCAGAAATACGGCGATCACATCAATGCAAAAATCGACTACGAACGCGATTATTTATTTGACTATTTCGGATTCAAGACCCTGGAAAAACTACAATACTTGCTTCGCAATACGAAGGGCAAGACGCTCGAACGCCCTCAGCATCTGATTATGCGTGTCTCTCTGGCACTCTGGGGATCCAAGGATTTGGATCAGGCGTTTGAGACCTACGACATGCTGAGTCAGAAGCTGTTCATTCACGCGACACCGACCAACTTTAATGCAGGAACACCGCGTCAACAACTCAGTTCCTGTTTCCTGATTGCCATGAAGTCGGATTCGATTGTGGGAATCTATGACACGCTGAAGGATTGTGCCATGATCAGCAAGCATGCGGGTGGAATCGGCTTGCATATTCATAACATTCGTGCAAAGGGATCGTTGATCAAAGGAACGAATGGAACTAGCAATGGCATTGTTCCGATGCTTCGCAACTTTAATGATACTGCCCGTTATGTGGACCAATGTTTCACTCCGGACACACTAATCTATACGGAACAAGGTCCTAAAATGATAGAAGATGTGAGCATTTCAGATAAAGTACTTACAAGCGAGGGAATTTATCATAAAGTAAAAATGCCGATTCGTCATGAATACAATGGAAAAATGCTAGAAATTCATGTTAAGAATGCAATTTATCCAATTCGTGTTACACCGGCCCATCAGGTTCTTGCATTACAGAATCAAGCAAAAGGTGTTAATTTCGATGTGATTCGTAATCGTCTTGAAAAATCATACGCAAAAGCTGAATTTGTTGATGCAAAAGAATTGAATAAGGGAGATTTTGTAGTCTTTCCAATTCCAACTTATACATATGACATTGAGGACATAACCGAAGAGGACTGTCGATTTTACGGCATCATGATTGGAGACGGTCATATTTCATATGCGGCATCTGGAGTATCATTGAATAATACAACAAAAACAGAAACTATTGAATTCGTACAAAACTATCTTGATAATCGAGGAATAAAGTATAATACGTATAATGACGAGAGTTCAGTTGATATTAAATGGTCAACTGCTACTCCTCGGTTTAAATTGACTCGATCTCAGTTATACGATTCGAATGACCATAAAAAATGGGATACACCAATGCTCCATCTTCCACTAAATAAATTGCAACAGATTCTTCGTGGAATTATTGAAACGGATGGATGCGTAGGTGAAAAAGAGATAACAATTGAGCTTTCTTCACTGGGTGTAATCGAGTCCATTCGTTATGCTCTTCTACGAATGGGTGCTCTTAGTTCAGGATACACACGAAATCGTGTCGGAAATGTTTCAACCTATAAAAATATAACCACCCGCCTTCCTACAAATGTAATTCGTGTTCCTCGTATCAAAGAGATCATGGATATGTTTCCAAATGCACCCGATGGAGAATTCTTTAGTTATCTAACATATGACAACTGTATCTATTCACGTATTCAAGATATTACTGAAGTGAATTACGATGGAATTGTCCACGACTTTGAAATTGATGGTCCACATGATTATACGGTTGCACATCTAGGAGTTGCTCATAACGGTGGCGGCAAGCGAAACGGCTCCTTTGCGATCTATTTGGAGCCGTGGCACGCGGATGTCGAGGACTTCTTGAAACTGAAACTGAACACGGGTTCGGAGGAGGAAC